ACGAGTATGTTTCAGATAATTTTAATCCTGTGTGTTTTTCCATAACAGGTTTTACCTGTTGTAATAAAGTTTCCATGGCAATGTCACCATAATGTGAATATGTATTTGGAACTTGTTCATCATTCCATATACCCCAATACTCTGTAAATGGTGATATATACCTTGTATCAAATAACACTTTAGCAACATTTCTTTTATTTAAAAAATACTTATATACAAAGTCTGCTAACTCTTTTGATATTGCATTTTTTAAAACACTATATTTATTTTTCTTGAACGACATTTAAAACTCCTTTTGGTATCGCTTGGCAGTTCCAATGTATAAACC